GCAGGAGCCGTTCTATGATGCCCCGGAAGGAAGTGTCTCTGATCGTGTCAATGAAATCGTAATAGTTCTTCAGGTCGCTTTCCCCGGTTGCGTTCATCCCTGCCGGGCTTCTGCCGAACAGCTTTGTTACCGGGATTCGTGCCGCTCCGCTGACATCCATCATCATGCGGTCATACACATCAGCAAGACCCGCAAAGCTGTATGACTGCTGATGCATCACATCGCCCTTATTCACGATGCGTGTGCCGAAGTTGGATTCCATGATGGACTGCGCCGCCATCACATTCCAGAAACGCCGTTGCATTTCCGTGTTGGCTGTGCCAAGAAGTTGGTCAAGCCCGTCTGTCTCCATGTATGTGACATTCGCCCGGAAGGTCAACGAAGCCATGTTCGCCGCCACGTTGTCATGTCTGACCAAATCCTGATAAATGGCTTCGACTTCCGATTCACCCCAATACAGTTCTGTCACCTGCTCAAGCCACGGCAGTTCCCTGCCGATGAAGCGTATGATTCTGCTGTGGTGTACGTTTGCCACCATGTAGCCCCGTTCCTCATCACGGATGGTGTAATAGTCGGGCAAGCCGAAGTCAGCGTCATCCGGGTCTGTAACGATTGAGGTGGAAGGATATACACCCGTCCATCTGTCAAGGATCAAAAGCCCTTGGAAGGAATCGGGCGTGACCATGTCCATGTCAAGCGGCTTGCTCATATCATCCTGACCCTTTATCATGATGACCCCCGCCGCACCTCCGTACAGCCTTGCCCAGTACATTCCCCGTTTGATGGATTCCCGCAGGTGGGTCTTTCGTTCAAGCCTGTTCCACTTGTCCAGATATTCCGGGTTGACGCTTGTCTTCAGTTCGTACCACTTTCGGGTGACATCATCAGGCACAAGCGCAACGATGTTCTGCACGACCCAATTCTCCCGGTAAAGGGTCGTCAGCAGTTCATAGTTCTGCGTCATCCGTGTGGGTGTGTACTGCGTTCCCTGCATCAGGTCGAACGTGCCGAAGCCAAGCCGGGCGGCAGGATTGCTGAACGCATCCGTTGTCGGTGTTTTATTCTTTTTTCGTCTGCTCATGCGCTCACTCTCCAATCTGGCAACACTGTATTTGTAAAGTAGCGTAACCCATCGCAACCGTGGTCTTGCATCTTTACGGGCTTTTCCTCTCCACGTTCTGCGGCTTTCGCATCCCACACATATGACCGCAGTTCACGGATTAATCCTTCACATCTGCGGTGTATATGCAGTTTGTTCTGCGTGAATAGTGATGACACCACCCGGATGCCGTCCAACACATCGTTGTCACCTTCACGGACATAAAAGCCCCTCTGCCGCAGTTCCGTAATGAAACTCTTTGCAGAAGGGTCAACGATAATCATGCATTGCAGTGCGGGATCATCCGTCATGAATTCCTGCATTGCGTCCGCATACTCTGAGTCTGTTTTATTCGGCGTGGGGAGCCGTTGTGCTTCATCGCTCTTTGAATCCCACCGCCATTCGTTCTCGACCCATATATCCCGCCCGTCATCCCGGATATCCAGAAAGACGCATGGGTTCGTTGTGCCGTAGTCAACGCCGATATAGCGTGTTGAGGTATTCAGCATCGCCATCGGACGGGTGTCATCATCATACAGGTGTGATTCGTTGAACATGGAGTATATCAGCCCTTCAGCGACCGCCCACAGCCCTTTGATGAATCGCAGGTAAAAGACACCACTATACATGTTGCGGTATCTTTCTTTGATCGCTTCTGACAGGCTTGTGTTGTCATCCATCGTGAAATGGAGAAACAGCAGATTCTTTTCCTTTGCCTTGTCTATCCATCCCACTTTAAACCAGTGAAGCGGTGACTCCGGGTTGCAGTTAAACCACAGCTTTGACTCTTCAATGGAGCAACGCCCGGTTGCTTGGTTCACGAACGACTCAGGCATCAGTGCGACCTCATCGAAGTACGCACCTGCGGCGGTCATACCTTGTACAAGGCTCTGTGACGCTTCGTCCTTACCGCCGAAGATGTAGAAATCATTCGTTTTAGACCCTCTACAGACCCGTAAGAGGTTGTCAGATGCTCTCCATGTAAAACTGTAGCCCCTGCCCGGTAAAATCGCTTTAAGAGGCGTTAAGACGTTCCTCTCAAATGATTTGACAGTCTTGCCCGCCATGATGAAGTTTTGCTCGTTGAACGTGGACATTGCCCACATGACGAACGACAATGCCATAGCAACAGTCTTCCCGGAACGGATAGCACCGTCCGCTATGATCCCGTCAGCATCCTTCACCGGGCTGTCAGGTTGCCACCAGTTGAACAGCATCAATTGTCTTTCAGACAGGGGTTTCCACTTAAACATCTGTCTTCCCCCATGTCTTTTCTGCGGTTCCCTTAATGGCATCTAAGAAACCATCATCCGGGATGTCTGCCTGATTCCGTAAGCCCTCTTTCAGCTTTTCGATTTCCGCTTTCAATTTCTCAATTTCAAGCTGATCTTTTTCTTTTTGAGCTTTGTACTTCGTCAGTGCTTCAAAGGCTTTCGGGTTTCCCCGCTGTGCGGCTATGTACATCCCGGCAACTGCGGAATATTCCATCGTAGTATCGCCGGGGTCGATTCCCGTGAGGTCAACGCCGCCACGCTTCAAAGTACATTTACCTATCTCGTTCAGCGGCATTTGACCGATCAGGTCTATCAGTTCGGCAATATCCTTTCGCTTGCGTCTTTTCGCCGCCGAAGCCTTGCCCATCTTTGAAGCAAGTTTTTTGCGTTCTTCCGGGGTACGTTCGGAGTTGGGTATCAGATTCCCCTCATTCACGGGTCATCACCGCCCCGCCGTTGTCGGTAAATATATCCGGGATATCTGCACCCGGCTCAGACCAATACATTCCGACACGGTTTATAATGCTGTCGAACTCTTCCCGGTCGTGCGGCACGGTTATGTACATCGGTTCACCGTCTGTATCACGGATGCCGATGTGTTTCAGTTCATGCCACAGCAGTACCTTCTTCTGATTGGTGGTCAGCCCTACCACATTCGGCTCATAGATCACAATCAGAAAGTCTAATGAGAGCAGTTCAGCGTATATATCAGGGACTTTGATACACTGCCCCAAAACGTGGTTACTGCCATCGTGCTTCTCTCTGAATGACTTGATAAAGCCCACACGAATGTCAGCCTGTTTTATCATCAACAGTTCCGGGACGGCATCAATGACCGCATAGGCTAATTCACGGTATTCGTCAGATAATTCATATTTACATGGCATACACGGTCACCCCCTTTCATGGTCTGTTTCACCCACGGCGGCAGGGTGATGTGCCGCCGGGAAGGGAGAAACAAAAGAAAGCACCGCAAGAATCCTCACAGTGCTTTCATGTTGCCATAATATCACCTAAAAACATCCCGTGATTACGGCAATTTATATCCTCATTGACAATTCATAATAGAATTTTCGCCGCATCTGGTAATACAGGTCTTTGCCGCAAGGGATTCCCCTCTGTTCCAGAACGTAGAACGGGAAGTCAAAGCACACACCTTGAACTATCCACCTTCCGTATGTCTCGCCGCCCACTTCTTCGGCGATACGGTCAACAAGGTCTTTCTTCCGGGACATTTCAGCCCGTTTCACTGCCATTTCTGCTGTTGTGTCGGACAGGTTGGAAGTCTGTACCGTATCCTTGTCATACGACACCCCTTTATTGGAGTTCGGTGCTGTTGACAGTTCAGCAAGCCACAAAGGGTACTGCTTGCAGAAATGCACCGCCGTCAAAAATGTCTCTTTAGGGATGTAATACTTACTGTTCGGTGTTGGTAACCATCGCTGTGACATCTTTACCCCCCGTTTGAGACAATTTTATCATGTCGGCATACTGAAAATCTTGTTATTTTATGTCGAGTTTTCATGCGGTCTTTAAACACCTCGTAAGCAGGTTTTCATACAGTTCCTGATACACAGCCGCCCGTGTTGTCGCTTCGATTAGTTCCTTCGCCTGTGCTTCGGCAAGGTCTGACAATTCGCTGATATCATCCTCATGGTCTGCATCGTCATCGTTGGAGTATTCAAAGCCAAGCGCAGTCTTGACTGCTTCTTGTGCCGCCGTCAATTCTTCTTCGGTTGCAACCCGCACAAGCTGTATGTCGTTTGTGCCGAATGAAACATGGTCAAGCCTGTAGGGGTTGGCGTACATCTGCGTTCCGCACATCACCGGGATGCAGTTTGACATTTCCCGGGCAAACAGGATCAGTCCTGTTAAGACATAACCGTCATTCGCCAATACCAACAGTTTCTTTTCCACCGGGCTACCCTGCCTTGTTGCTGTAATAATGTCACCCACGTTCCAATCCATGCGCTCCCCCTTTTCGACATTTACCAACGCCGCCCCCGCTGTGGGGTCATAGTACCTTTCCGCATTGCGGTGAAATTCACTTGCCATCTTCGTTCCATCCCTTCAGTTCGTCCCGGATTTCCCGGAGCAGTACCAAGCACTCCTGCACCGCTTCTCTTATCATCAGCAGTTCCTGCGATTGCAGATCAGTCATGTTTACCCCCTGTAATCAATCCCGGTTTTTTCATACAGTTCCTGCGTCAGCGTGTCAGCATTAAAGTCACCTGTGCTGAATCCTGACATAGCTTCGTCAACGGCGTTGAACAGCCTTGACAGCCGTTTTGCCCCAAAACCGTACAGGTCATGCATCTTGATCCCGAAGAAGTAGTACATACACAAAGCCATCCCGGAAGAATGTTTCTTTGTTATGTTTTCATAGTACCTGTCAATCTTTCCGGGCTGATGCGGGGCGGCAAATACCGCCACGCTTTTCCCGGTTCTTTTCGCTTGCCGCTTTGCCCTGCGCTTAAGACTGCCGCTCATCCTTGCACCTCTTTCAGCGGACACAGCGCATACTGTTCTTCAAAAGTATCCTTCTGGTTGCCATCTGGAATTAACACGCAATCCCAGTCATAACAGAGCGGGCATGATTCACAGTCCTTCGGCTTTTCCATGTTCTCAATCAGTACCATCGTCATCCACCTCATACAAATCTGAATACAGTTGCGTTATTGTTACTGCACCCTCGCTAATATCTACGATTTCTTCCCTGATTGCGTTTGCGAATTCTCCACTCTTCAACCGCTCAGTCATTTCATTCAGTGAAAGCATTCCCGGTACACGTTTAATGTCAAAGTCAATTTCGATCTGTGCAACGTACCTACCCTTAATTCTGCTCATCCCGTCCCCCTTCCATATCATTCGGTCTTATCAGAGGAGTGTATCCAAGCTGTAAACATTTCATCATTGCAAGCTCCTTCACATCTTCGGGCATTGATGTAATGTATTGCACCGCTTTGTATACTCCCGCCGCCATCACCTTCCAGTTCTTCGGCATCTTTACGCCGTACCGCTTGCAGTATGCTTTGACTTTACTCAGGTCATCCGTTTTCACGAAATGGATAAAGGCGACATCTCGTTCCTTTACAAAGTCATTCATTCTTTTTCCCTTCCCGGTATGGTGTCGGCAGAGGTTGCCATGCAAGCACTTTCCAATATGCTCTTGACCCTGTCAGTTCCCACCGCTTCAGCCGTTTCTGATATTTTGCGTATGTGACTCGCTTAGTTGTTCCATCATACGCCGTTACGGTATACGTTCCAGATTCCTCTGGAAACCTGCCGCTGTCCCACGGAATCCACTCCGACTGTTTCGGCGTGACGGACGGCAATTGTTTAATCTCGTTCTGCATATATCTGTTATCAACGGCATCATTTAGGTCATGTGAACTGTAATCAATCAGCCTGAGAACCTCGAATCGGCTCACCGCATCTTCGCACTCTGTGGTATTTTCCGATTTGGAAATAACCACTGGCTGTGCGGATGGCATGAAATATTCCTTCAGATATTGCGACAGTACTTCCGGATTATATGTGCCATACCCTACATATGTTTCGCCGTTTTCGATGTATTTAATGGAATAATACGGTTTTCCCTTATATTCCTTATATGTGCACAATTCTGGGTCTGGATATTCCACAACCAAATCGACAAATGTTCTTGTTGATTCTGGCTGTGCGTCAGATGCTTCAATCGCCGCCTGTCTGCTGATTAAGTCATCCATTCCTTATCCTCACTTTCTGCCTGTCTTGCGTTTATTCTGTTCTTCGATATTTCATAGTATTCTTTGTTTATCTCGCACCCTATAAAGTCATATCCCAATTCAATGCAGGCAAGTGCCGTTGTTCCGCTACCCATAAAAGGGTCGAAAATAGTTTTATCTTCAGGTAGTGTGCTAACAATATTTTTCATAACCTCTAATGGCATTTGACAAGGATGTTTTGTTTTTCCCTTGCTCACGTTTTTTACTTGATTGACATACCACCAATCATACATTCGCCCCCCCATCAATCCTCTTGCTATACGCTCTTTTATCCTCTTATCGTTCGGATTTTTGTATAGTTGCAACGTCTTTGTGAAATCTGGCTTAACTCCATACCATGCTATATCTCTATGCTGTTTTGCCGTATTTGAGTTATACACCCATGAACACACCTTTTGAGGAATTATGCCGCTTTCATAAGTCAGTCTGTGTAATGCTTCGGGATAATGGATAATAACGCAAGGGAACCGTTTAACTAATTCTGTAAGCATTGAATAATACTCATTATCATTCATGCTGTCCTTGTATTCGTTGTAATGATACCCAATATTAAACGGTGGATCTGTAACAATAATCGTCTTTTCTTCATCTATCGCATCTATCTGATTTTTGTAATCATCATTACAAAAATGGATAGACGGAACTTTTAATTGTTCTCGGTAAATCATTCCTTATCCTCACTTTCTGCCTTGTATTGCATCAATCGCCGCCTGTCTGCTGATTAAATCATCCATTGTCGTTCACCCCCCCCATTGTTCTGCCATTGCTTTTGCTATTCCCGAAAATGTTTTACTTCTAAATTTTGAACGCTCTGTCAGATTCG